CTTTACCAAATCTATATCCAAATGAACTACCAATACAAACGTATAAACAAGTAGCAAACCACGATGGCGTACTTTCTTCAAGAAAAATAAAACCTTCTTTTACATACATTTGAGTCCAAGGCAGGAAACAACAAATTAAAATTCCGCCAAAAATCAAAGTCCAAAATTCATCTTTCCACGACCCTTTCATTTGGTCCACGGCTGATGCTTCCCAAGAAACTTCGCCGGCTATTTGCTGCTCACGCAACTTAGTTTTAGCTTTAATTTCTACTAATTTAGATTGAGCCTTTGCTTTTTTTGTTTCTACAAATCCAGAAACTGCTTGAGAAGCAACTCCTAATAGTGGTTTAAGTAATAGATTTAACACTATACACCATACTCATTTGGTTGAGGGCCAAAAAAACCTCCTTGTGAATCTTCTTCCATTTGTTGCATTTTTTCTTGTTGTTTTTTTACTTGAAACATATTCATCATTTCTTGAATCATGTCTCTTTTAACTGGATCTAATCCTTCCATATAGTTCTGTACTTTTCTTGCTATTGTTAGAGGTACTTTTTCTCCGTACATTCCAACCATTGGTTCTTCCATATGAACAGGAGCATTATCAAATGCTTCTACTTGGTCCATAACATTTTCACGGGTTCCACCGAAAGGTTTTGCTTCACCACCTTCTGCTGCTTCCATTCTTGACATCTTGTCTTCTAATGATTTCATTTTTTCTCTGTTTTTTTCTTGTCTATATTCATCTGACTCTTTGTCATAACCAGGCAGATATCTTTTCATATACTGGCCAAGTTCTCTTAAAAAATAATCATCTGCTGTTGGGTCTATGTAAGATGTTGCCGGCATTACTTGTCCACCGTCTGCGTAATCATCTGGATTTTCTCCTGCAGCTAAAATTGATTGTAATACTCTCCAATCTGATGGATCAATTAATGATTCAATTCCAGTGCCCATTTCTACTGGTCCACCATCTGCATATTTTTCTATTAAACCACCAGCTGCGTTTCCAAAAAAGTTACCTTTTTTTTGAAATCCCAAGAATCCTTTGGCCTGATTATTCATTGGATTATAATTTAAACCACTAGTAAATTCACCTCCCATAAAAGGTGTAGAATATTTAACGCCTGGGCTTTTAAGTCCTCCATCTAAATCTGGATCAATTTGTAACTGACCTGATCCTATTTCAAAAGTTCTAAGGTCATTATATATATCTTCTGCAGCTTTTCCTTTATTTATTATTTGATTAAGTATACTACTACTATCTGTATTTAAATTTTCTGATTCTGCGTTTGTTGTGTTTTTAATAAGTCTATCAGCTGTGGAACCTTGATCTATTAAATTATCTTCAATTAAACCATCTAAACCTTGTGGACGTACTCCTAAAAATTTTTTAGAAGCATCAATACCCGCAAGAGTAGCTAATCCTGATCCACCTAAACTGCCACCTGAACCACTTGAACCACCTGTAGCGCCTGCACCTGTATTACTATCAGATCCTGAAGAACCATCATTATTAATTATAGGAGGTCCTTGATTGTTAGATGGAAAAAAATTATCTTGATAACCTGGGTTATTTCCGCCACCAGCTAAAGTTTGACCGCCACTAAATCCCGTGTCTGTGTGTGGGTTAGGTATACCAGTGGTAGTTCCTGTTCCCGCATTATCATTTACACTAAATCCTGTGCTTGTATGAGGGTTAGGTCGCCCAACTGGAGTACCAGTTGGAGCAACATTTAAACTATTATCTTCATTATAACCAGGTCTAGCCATTAACCGCCAACAACTGATTTAAGTATTATAATCACTACTAGAGCAACGATACCGGCTTTTACCCAGTCCTTCATTCCCCAGTCGCTCCACTCTTTCAAGTGCGCCCATAGATCTTTTAATAACTTCATATATCCTCCTTGTTAATTTTTTTTCTTCTTAGCACCTTTAGAACCCATTTTAGGCATTCCTTTTTTCATCGAACCAGCTGGTCCCATTCTTTTTTTAGGATCAACATGTGGATTAGGACTCATTTTTTTCTTTTTAGCATTATCAAACATACTTCTTAATGAGGCTGAATTTTTACTTTTTGGATCTTGATGTGGACTCATTTTTTTAGTTGCATCTTTTACATCACCAATTGTTTTTCTTACATATTTTGATTGGTCACTCATTCCACCACTTGCTTTTTTAACTCTACCACCTTTTTTATATCCTTCGTTTCTTCTGATGTTACGATCAACTCTTTTAACCTCTTCTTTTTCGTTTTCAATGTGACGTGTTCTTGATGATACTTTACCACCTTTTTTAAAAGTAGTTGTAGTTTGTTTTCTTCTTACAGGACCTTGACTCCTTACTGTTACTTTACCTACCATTATTCCTCCTAATGAATTGTTGGTGTTTCGTCTGGGTAAAAGTCTTCCATCATTTGAAAACTAGCTGCAAGCTGTTCAAATATAATATTAGTTTGTTCTACACCAAGATTATTTAAATAAAGGTTTCGTACCACAGAAACCATTGACGCGCAAAACAAAAGTTGATCTTCAGGTTTAGGCGCTTCTTTTACAGCTAAATCATTAATTTTAACTATAAACTCTCTAATTTTCTTTTCTGGATTTATCATTATTATTTCCCTTCATTGAATCTCTAATAGTAGTCATATTTTCTTTTAAAGCTGCTAATTTTTCTTTACTTCTAAGGTCAGCTCCTGCTGTTTGAGCTTTCATTAAGTCTATACCTACTTGAGCTTCTAGTTTATCTCTATCTAAATCAATTCTTTCTGAATCAATTGTCCAATCTTTACTTATTCTTGCTTTTTCTTCTTTAGTCTTAAGCATAGTTTCTAATGCACGTAAATCAATTTCTTGTTGTTTTAGTTTAACAAGAGGATCATCTTGCATTTCTTCAGCACGCTTTCTTTCTTCTTCTACCATTTCTTTAACCATTTTAGCTTCAATAGTAGCAATTTGAGATTCTTTTTGCTGCATAAATTGTTGTTGTGCTTGTTGTGCCTGCGGAGCCATTTGTTTGTTTTGTTGTGCTTGTTGCATCATTGCTTGAATTTGTTGATTTTGTTGTGCTATCTCAGGTTGTTGTTCAACTTGTTCAGCTGCTAATAAAGCAATATGTTCCATAATATGTGATTCCATCATTGCATAAAGTTGAGGATTAATTTGTACCATACGTGTAGCAATAAAATCAGCATGTGCTTTCATATGTTCTACATGGTTTTGTTGAGGAAAAGCTTTAGGTTGCTCGCCTCTCATTGCCGTTGCATTTTCCATAGCAGGACTCATTGGTGTTGGCATATTAGGATCTGGTTTTAAAATAGCATCTACATTATCTACACCCATTGCCATGTACATTCTTCTATAGGCTTCTCTAACATTATGTAACTGTGGATTAGCTTGTGCTAATTGTAATTGTTGTTGTGCCAACATAATACGCTGAGACATAGAAAAAATATTAGGATCACTAATAGGAATAATATCAACTCGATCATCAAAATCTGTTTGTTTAATCATTCTATCTCCACCTTTAACCATGTATGGATATTCTGGTGGTAAGTATGATTGAAAAACGTCAGCTAATAAATTAAATTCAATTTTTTGTGCGTAGTGCATTCTTTTATGAATTGCACTCATAACTTTAGTTCCACGTTCTAAAATAGCTAATGTAGTGCCTACAGGATTTTGTTCATTTCCTTCTCCCATTTTCATGTCAGCTATTGCTGAGAATGATTTTCCTGCGTCTACTGCAAATCCTAATAATTGAAATAAAGTAGCACTAGGTTCTTTAAAAGGAAGAGGTAATAAAGATTCTCTAATAGAAGCTCCACTTACATCAACATCTCTAAACTCACCTGGTTGTATAGGCTCGTCATTATCTCTTATACGCATTCCACGTGCTTTAAAACCTGCTGGTAAGTTAGCAAGAGTACCTGCATCAATTAACTGTCGCAAAACACTTGTTGCAGTTCTTGATAACCCACCAAGCATATGTATTAGACCAAAGCCATAAAAGCCTAAGCCTGGGAGGAACTTAAAATGTACAAAGTATTGTTTTTTGTTTCTTTTTTTATCTTCTTCATCCCAATTACGTTTTATAGATAAAATTGCTTGAGAGTATTTATCTATAGTAACAATGTAAGGAAGTTTAATGCCACTAGGATCTTCAAATCCTGGTAAATCTAAATCAACATGCATTTCTAATAATAAATGTTCTTCATTATCTGTGCCATAAGAAGGAGTATTACCTTCTAGTTCATTAATTTTTTCTCTAACTTCAGAAGGATCTATTTCTCCAGATTTAACTTCTATATCACTGTAAAAACCATTAATTTGATTTTTACGTAAATCATTACCACTCATTTTTATACAATGAGTTATTCTTTGTGCCGTTTCAATATCAGTAGCAAAATAGTCAACTACTAAATCTTCTCCAGAAACAAACTTAGCTACAGCTCTTTCTAACTGCCCATCATAATAAACTTTTTTAAAAGCAGAACCAGAAAGAGGTAAATAAAATAATAACTGATCCATATCTGGGTCGTATTCTTTCATGACATTCATTAATTCATAATTCATGAATTCTTTTACTCTTGCTGATTGATCTTCTATTTCAGGAGTTATTTCACCTATAATTTGACAATTAACTGGACCACTTGCTGGTAACAATTCTTTGTAAGCTTGTGCTTGAAATTGTGTTACTGATTCTGCAAGTAATGGATGAACAACGC